GCAATATGGGTGTAGGCATTTTTTAGCGTTTAATTGTAAATGTCTTTTATGTGGGAATTTCACAAACGGAGTGAGAGTAAGGAATCTCAAAGGTCATCGTCGCCTGCCACCCTGCCGTGCGGTCATCTCGGCTCTCTACGAACCTTGTGAGCGATACGCTGGACGATAGGGTCCAGTCCTCGTTCGGGTCGTTTGTAAGCGACGATATGAAGTCCTGTGCGATTTGCAACTGGTCGCTTAGGACCTCATCTTCGTTGTCCTGCCAGCCCAGCGTAGGGCTTCCCGAAACCACTCCGCCCATCGGCTTGATGGACTCCACCCGGTCGCTAAAATAGACACCGACCACAAGGTCCAAAGTACCAGCGTCAGTACTTGCAGACTGAACGTCCGCAAACACGAGCGGATAGACGATGCGTTCACGGCTTGGGGTTCGAAGATTTATCGTGTTGTCCGTGCCTACCGCAAGCGGGTCGCCCGTCCCGAACGAGTTGACCTGTGGATGAGCATTTGCAAGGTCCAAGAGAGCCTGCTTGATTTTTATCCAAGACATAGTTTTGCAGTTTCAGTATGTTCTTCTTGTGCGCACCCATCGTCAGCAGTCATTACACACCCCAAATTGACCGTAAGGGTAGGGGTAGTCAAGGTTGCTGATTCCCATCCTTCGGTTGCGGTCCAAGACCATCCCTGTTCGGTAGTTGGTAGCGTTCGGGTAGATCGTGTCAAGGGCCGACGGAGGCGAGTTCCAGAGCGGGTAGGCGTTGCGGTTCTCCATTAAGTACCGGGTAATGCGTTCGGAATACCACTCGGCATCGTTCTTCACTTTGTCGGTTAGCCGGGTAATTTCTTCCATGCTCATTTGGGAGGATTCTTCGCTCGTTCTACGGACCATCCCCTTGTTCATGTACTTGAACGCAAGAACCATCGGCAACTCGTAGTAAAGCCATTGAATCATTGCGGGTTGGATGTAGTCCTCCAGCAGCGTTTGGTTGAGTGCAGAGGTTGAACCGCTGACCACTTGGCTGACGAGTTCCCCATACAACGGAGAGCCAACGATGGGCTGAATCCGCATCTCCTGCACCTTGACAACCGTTGGACGGATTTGGGTGTAGGATACGTTCTCGTTTATGATGCTATTGTCAAGCAGCGTTTCTTCGCTTATGAATAGTGCCTTCATGCCTTGCTGATTTTATTGCCTTTACGGATGACCAACTGCTGCTCCCATACGTGCCTGCATTGGGGGCGATTCACTCCGCTGGGCGTGTGATACCAACCGCCTCTGCGATTCCATACGGAGTAGCCCATTATCGCACTAATCCCGTCGATGTCCTCCCTCGTGTAAACCTTGCCCTGCCCGGCCAAGTCAAGCATGACCTTGCAGAACTCACGGCTGGAGCCTTTGTCCTTGTTGCTGAATCCCGTGGCCCATGCGTACTTGTAGCGGACCTCCAAGACTGGCTCGGCCACTTCCTTGACATTCTTGGGAAGGTTCTGCTCGGCAATGTTGTCCACCGCCCGGCTGATTGGGTAGCGGTCCTTTGTGATTAGGTAGGCGACTCGCTTGGCGACCTTGGCTTTGCTGACCCCGAACTCCTTTGCCATTTCTTCAACGCTGGCTTCCCTGTTCTTCTTGCGGTAGGCTTCAATCTTCTTGTCCAATTCTTTCTCTTCCTCGCCAAGTTCGGCAAAGGCCAAGCGAATGTTTTCGTCTATGTTGGCATCGAACCGCATCGGCTTGGAGTGCATCACATGGTAATCGTCTGCATGGCTTCCAAACTTACTTGCAACTACTTCCAAGACCTTGAACTCCTCGTCGCCCCATCCGTAGTCCTCGTCGTCTTCTTCGCCCCATTGAGGCTCGCTGAACTCTTGGGCCTGCACTCCGAGCATCGTGTCAATCTCTTGGGCTGATAAGCCAAAGCCTGCTGATAGCATGGTCCGAGCCATCTCCAAGGTGATTTTGTCTTGCATATACTGCCTGACAATACGCATCAGGTTTTGGTACTCACGGCCCGATAGTTTCTTGATGTTGTCGTTGCCCTGCAATGCTTCCACGGCTTGCGGTTGCTCATCGGGTTGGGGATTAGGTCCAACCACGTCGGCAGGTTTCTCAAGCGGTTGCAGACCTGCCTTTTCCCGAAGTTCGTCTTGGGTCATTATCTGCAAGAGGGCTTGTTCGCTTAATCGCTCGGTGATAGGCTCAACGGGGATAAGTTCCATACCCTCAACGCCATTGAAGGATCCCAAGTAGTTGATCATCCGCTCCACTTTGCGGACCCGGTCGTTGACGTAGGTCGCCTTGAATAGTTCGTAAGCCTCGACTAATTCAGTCCTTCCTCCGAGTTGGCCCTCGGTTTTGACACCGAATAACGCTGGATTCGTTACACGATGGGCGATAAATATCTCTTGCTGGATTGATTTGTTTAATACTTCGAACTGCTTATCCATATCCGAAGGAGTCAGCGGTTCAAGCGTCGGGGCATTCGCTGCTTCATCGTTAAACGTAACCACGAAGCGACCAGCGTTGTCGGTTCCCGAAAACTTGCGCTTGATTTGACGCTCGATGTCGCCCTGCTCTTCCGGAGTCGGGATCCCGTTGTTGAAATTAATCAAGTAACCGCCCCAAAAGTTGTTGCGCAGGTTGTTGTTGTGGAAGTTCGCTACTTGCACGTCTGCCTCAATCCAAGCGTTTCCTCCGATGTATTCGGGGAGAGGATAGTGCTTCACGCCTGCTGCGTACACCCTGTAATAAAACAACTGCTTTCCGAGGCGATTCTCAGGGTCGAATGCCGGGATTTTCTCGATGTCCCCGACCTTGGGGAACAACTGCATCATGTCGTCGTTATACCAGTCAGCGACTTGGAACATCTTTTCTTCCTTGTCCACCCTGATTTTCTCGAACGGGACGTGTTCCATCTTGGCGATGGTCCCAAGTTTGGACCAAGTAACTGCGACCGCAAAGCCGTTGAAGATTTCCAAGTCCAAGACCAGTTTCTCGGTGATGTCGTTTAGGTCCTCCGTGCTGGAAAGTCCGTCAAAAAACTTGATGAATCGGGCCTGCTGCTCTACGGTCAAGTCATCCCCTGCCTGCCATCCTCCGCCCATGATGTAGTTCACCTTGCCGTTGACAATGGCGTTGTGCTTGCTTGACCTGCGATAGTTGTCCAGCAGGTAGTAGGGGTATTCGTTGGCAAAGCCGTAGGTGATGTATTTGCCGGACCTGTTCTCCAGCATGACTGGCACTTTGTGTTCTATCCCAAGCCATTGGGTGAAGTGTTGAGTAGATTTATTACTCATAGCGTTACTGCGGTAAAGTTGAGGGACTGAATCGTGATGGGTTCAGCAGAGTTCTTTGAGTTGACCATGATGGTAAAGTCATCGTTGACCGCTGCGGTGAGGTAGGCTTCAAAATAGACCGCATGGCCGTTGTCGTGGCTCATTGTAACCCCTGCCTTGCTGGATGCTATCGGTGTGCCTCCCTTGGCGATGTACCAGTCAAATTCCCTGTTGTTGCTTGCGGAAAAGGTCATATTTGCAGACACCTTCAACGCAGCCCCAGCGATGCCTGTGTAGGTAATCACGCAGGTGGTTTTGTTAATCGTAAAGTTGTAGGTTGACAAAATCCCCTCATCCATTGCAATCGTCAACTTAGCGGCTGCATTGCTTGTTGGAGTGAAGTTGGTATTGGATGCAACGCTCAAAGAGCCAAACCCCCGTTCCCGATTCAGGGTCGCAGTATCGGCAAGGTCGTCAAATAAACCGCCCACCCGTGCAGCGGTGTTCGCCCCGGCAGCGGTTTCGTTGGTAATGGTAGCAGCACTATCTTGTAGTTCGCTTCGTGTTTGTACGCTCATTAGGCAAAGGTTGAATCAAAGGTGGAATCAAAGACACCCTCATCGGATGCCCCGAAGACGGTGTACTGGATGGAATTGGCGTAGGTATTGAAGCCTATCGTTGCGGTTTGTATAAATGCCAAGCCCGTTTCAACGACCGCCAAAGCAGCGGCAACCGTGCTATTGGTATCGTAAACTTCATACTTATAGGAACCCGTTTCAAGCGAGCCCACGGCAATTTGAAATCGGTCATAGCGGTTGGTATAAGACGAAAGGTTGGCAGATTTCAGCAGGGTGAAATCGGTCGTGGTGTTCTTGGCGATGCTTGTGAGTCGCAAGATGTAGCGGTCCCCCGTGCTGGCTCGCTCGGTCCAAGTAACCGTCAGGGTGTTGGTCGTATTGGGGTTCAGGTAAAGCATCTGCTTGTAAATGTGCGATGCCCCCGAATTTCACAATTTGCGCCCAATCTGCCTGTATAGTTCGGCCCGCTTTTTGGCGGTTTCAGCCACGTTGAACTGCTTTTTGATGTCCCTCGTTAGGTTGTCAGCCAAGCCCTTACGCAGGTCGGGGTCAAGGATTAGTTGTTTGATGTACTTGTACCAGTCCTTGGGTTTGTTGTAGGGAACGAGAAACCCGTTCTCTCCGTGCCGAATTACGTCGGTATAGGGGATGGTTTCGGATGCAATGATGGCCTTGTTCATCCACCCTGCCTCGACCACCTTCAACTCGGATTTCAGTTTGTTGAACTTGGTGTCCCGGAGCGGTGCAAGGGTTACGTTCACGAAGTTGTAGCCACCGACATACGAGTAAATGTCAGCAGCCTGAATGCGTCCGTAGTTTGGATTATTGCCTTGGTCGCTGATAATCTTTTCGTAGCCCTCGTATACCGGGTTGTTGTCGTTCCACCCTCCGAGGTAGAGGCGGTACTTGCCGTCAAGATTTGCGTCCCAGCGTAACTTCTGCATCCCCTCACGGAGCAGTTCCATGTCCTCTCCGTGCTGCGCACCTCCGAACCAACCGAACTTCACGAGGTGTTTGTCGGGTTCTTCTTCGGGGTTGGGAATAAATTGCTGATACGCTTCGTAGGGTTCGTTTTGCAGAATGCTCACATTCGCATTTAGAGGCCGTATGCGAGCGGCAAGATGCTCGGTGGTACAGGTAACCCAATCGGCTAATTTGATGTGCTTACGAATAACGTCTGCGAGTTTGGACTCGTGATAGTGGCGGTACATGATGTGGCCGCTTTCAAGCACCCAGTAATCGTCCAAGTCAAGGATGACTTTGGCTCCGAATTGGGTCAGGGCTTTGTAGACATTTTCCACCTGCTCCATGGTTCCCTGACACCAAAGCCGGCTGAACAGGAACAAGTCAATCGACTTCAACCCCTCGTCGCTAATGGTCGTGATATTCTCGACGCACACATAGTCAAACTCCGGGTAGTTGTCGCCCAAGTATGCGTTCGGCATTTCGAGGCGGTAGTAACTGCACCCGGTTGGATGGGCGTTATAGACAATGCAAATCTTCATGGGGTAAAAATAAGAAGGGCAGCCATTGCTGACTGCCCCTCTCAAACCTCAGATGATGAAAACCTGATGCGAAGATACTACGAACCCGTGAT